GAGCATTACCTTGCAAACAGAGAGAAGTATAGAGCCTTAGCTAAGGAGCGTTACCAGCGCGACAAAGGAACTCCTGAGTTTCTTGAACAACAGCGTAGGCACGCCAAGCTCTATGCCGATAGACACCCTGAAAAGGTAAAGGCAAGATATACTCTTAGGCATGCCATAAACTATCATAAGATTTTAGAGAGAGGTCTTTGCTATTGCGGCAAGAGTGGTGAAGCACATCACAGTGATTACTCTAAGCCTTTTGATGTTGAGTGGTTATGTTCTGACCATCACAAAGAGAAGCATTTTGAGGAGAGAGTTGAAGAGCGAATCGTACAATGATAATGCGAGGCTTCACAAAGAGCTAGGGTTTCTACTCTTCGCCCTCTCCTTATTCTTAGCCGGTTGTGTAACGGTACAAGACAAGTTGGATTATTATAACTGCTATTGGGGTTGTCCCAATGAGTCCGGAGAGATGGGTTGGTGTTGTGAGAAAGAAGTACCGGAAGCTGACCATCATATCTTCGACTGTGAGAACGCAAAAGAAAGGGTAATCAAATGACAAAGAAGACTGGCAAGGCTGTCCGAGACGTTCAAGGTCCGACAGAGGAAACGCCTGTTCCTTCAAATGGGGTACAGGTTCATGCAGGAAACATAGGAGTGTTAACGGTTAAGTTGCTTAATGACATTAACACTAAGCTCGGTAAGTTGTTGGAGGTGGCTAATGGCTGATATAACTGACGATACGCTAAACACAACGCTGTACGATGAGCTTGGTAATGCTGTTACAGTTGTTCTAGGAACAAAGAATCAGCTAGCCGTTGATGCTACGATCTCAGGAGACGAGTCTCCAACGAAATATCAACTGCGTTGGGATATTGATGCCGTCGGTGACTCTGTACCAAGCACAGATACCTTGCTGTTCTCGTTCTCTGGTACAGGTATACTTGACTTCATAGCTACATCATCCGGTAATGCTGGGTATGACATATCCATAATCATAGATGGGTCTGAAAGGTTTAGGACAACCATGGCAGAGCTTGGAGCCATTGGTCTTTCTAACGCAGTAAACGTACCTGTATGGGCTGAGACTGCGTTGAAGAACTTTAGGATCAATCCTTCTGAAGGGTTCGGGTTCTCTACTGGGTTTGATGTATATGCTAAATCAACTGGAGCGGCAAGAACAATTACGCACGCAGTCATGTGGAGGGAGAAAACCTAATGGGACAGGTAAACACTGAGAACACTTTTAATGCTCTTGAGATAAGAGATACGTCTATTCATGATGGTGCAGTAATTAACCTCTATGACTTTCAGTTAAAGACCATTATCATTGAGAACTCCCTTGACCAGCCCGTTACGTTTCAGTGCCAAGGTTCTGCTCACGATGACTTCTCTAACAGCTTTGACATCAACAGCACTTGGGATATACCAGCATCAACAAATGCTTACCAGACTTGCGACAGCTACTTTCCATACATGAGGCTTGTTGCCACTTGTGATACAGCTCCAACGTCCGGTACAATAACAGTAATCTTTGTTCAATACGGGGTGTGATATGGGTTCATTAGATAAGAAAGACCAACAGGTGTGTAAGGTTGAAGTGCTTAGCGGTGGTAACGCTCCAGACATTGAGGAAGAAATAAACAACAAGCTCAAAGAGGATGGAATTACAAAGACATCATCGTTAAGGCTAACAAAGTCTATATCGTATTCTTGAGGTAATGCATGCAACAGGTATCAATTGATATAACGGAACCTAATTACTGGTGGTTGATGCTTATTGCAGTCATACCAGTTGTGCTTGCTCCTTTTGTAGCAACCTGGGTTCAGAAGAGGAGGAAGAATGTCAAGCGTTGAACTCTACGCGACGGGTATAGGGACGGCTGTGGCAATTATAGGAGCAGTTACGCTTATGGCTAAAGACTGCGGGAATAAGATCAATAAGATGTATGGTCGCTTTGATTCTCACAAGAGGCTCATGGAAAGCAACTTCGTTAGTGACAAGGTCTGCAAGATTATAAACGAGCAGATGAGAGAGGACATCCTTGAGATTAAGTCGGATGTTAAGGAGTTGTTGAAGAGAGACAAGGGCAAGGTGTGAGCGAGCATAGCTTGAAGATAGACGTTCAGGAGGTTGCTCACTGTATCAAGAGAATACATATAGAGCTTAACCTGATTGACCATATATTTCAGCAATCCTTAATGGAGGAGAGCAATGCCGAAACCAACGGAGAAGGACAAGAAGGAAAAGAAAACTAAGCATGTCAGTAAGGGCAAGGTCATGTTTGGTAACGTAGAAGAAGAAGTTGACATTGAAGTAGAAACAACACCCAACTCTAACGGCGGGTATGATACTGTGGTTTCATTACCAACGTGTCCTATAACGGCTGTTAAAAACTAAGGAGGAGTACAATGGCTTCGGGCATATATAATCGGTATAAAGCAAATCTCATGAACGGGGTTGTTGACTCCGTGAATGACACAATCAACGTAGCGCTGTATGACAACAGCCATTCCTTTACGGATACTGATACAGACTACACCACAACCAATGAGCTAGCAACTACTGGTGGTTATACTCAGGGTGGACAAGCCTTGGCTAGTAAATCTGTAACGGAAGCAGCAACGACTTACTTCGATGCAGATGATGCTAGCTGGACTTCAGCAACGTTCACGGCATACCATTGTGTTATCTACGATTCAACTGCGACGAATGACCTTATTTGTAGCATTGACTTCGGTGGAGCACAGACAGTAACATCTGGGACATTCACAATCCAGTGGCATGCAAATGGAATAATCTCATTAGCATAAGGAGACTAAAATGAGTGAAGCCACTTTACAGATCATAGCGATTCTTAAAGTCCTGCTCGTAGCAGGGTTTGCAGCTCTCTATGGATATGGTGGGATGAGCGGCAAATGGAAACGGCGATTTATCGCCCCGGTACTTCTTGGTGCCGGTATAGCGGGGTTTACATTATGGACGGATACCTTCAATGCGTGGTCCTTACTTTGTGTGCCGCTGTTATTTGGGGCCTTGAGTCTCGGATACGGGGCAAGCACCACCGCGGAAAAGATTAAAAAACGAACAATAGCAGGAGCTGCGGCAGCAATATGCTTCACCCCATTATTCTGGGTGACAGGCGCGTGGTCTCTACTATTTTTACATATAATGGTTTGTACGGCGACATCAGTTGTGGCAGGCGTATGGAACCAGACGTCCTCAGCAAGGACGGAAGAGACACTGATTGGAGCGATGTACGCTTTGATACCAATGTTGACAATATAGGAGGACTTATGAGAAACAAAGGAGAAGTTGTAATAGGAGTCATCGTAACAGCGGCTCTGATATCATCGCTGGCAACACTAGGATTGTATAAAACTAAGGAAAACGGAGTACTAAAAAATAACGGCAAGAAGATTTTGTGTAAGATGCAGAACAAGGGCGAAGACTTTTGTAATGCAGAATACCCGAATCCTGCCTAGGGGAGAACATATGAGAAAATTGATTTTTGTATTACTAATCGCTTGTGTAGCTTTTGTAGGATGCCAAGCAAAAGAAGCAGAAGCAAGTCGTGGACATAGGGGAGACCCGTGTGAATCATTCTTAAGCTCTGTGCTTAACGAGTGTGGACAACATCCGCAAGCGGAAGAGAAGTTAGAAGCTGGCGTCGGAGTTGATATTCTTCTTTGGGAGAATGATAAACTTGTCGTTGACCAAGAGAACAGACTGAACCTGAATGATGGAGCGATTGACGAAGGTGACTGGTCTACATACACAGTATTCAAACCAAAAATGGAAAAGGGTCTCTTACAGACTATCGGCGACTTCTTCTCCGGGTTATTTAATAAGGAATAAATTATGGCTATCGTATGGACGAAGTATTGGGGACCATCTGACGACGGAACAGTTCTGAAAGGGATTGATCTTCGGAACATTCAGGATGACATCAACACGACCGGACTGGCCGACGCTGATGCTATCCAGGGCGTTCCTGTAGATGAACCTACTCCGGCCGACGATGGTAAAGCACTTATTTATAACGACTCTATACCTGCGTTTGAATATGGTAACTTGAGTGGTATTCCATCTGGTTTCGGACCATCTCCGTGGCCCACAGACACAGCCCCTGCGGGCTGGTTGTTGTGCTATGGACAGGAGGTCTCACGGGTAACGTACTCTTCTCTCTTCGCTGTAATTGGAACTGATTTCGGCGTGGGAGATGGGTCAACGACGTTTAACATGCCTGACTATCGTGGACGAACTCCTTTTGGTAAGGACAATATGGGCGGAGTATCAGCTGATATTATAACCGATCCAGAGGCGGACACGATTGGCGGTGTATTTGGTGATGAGGAGCATACGTTAACAATAGCGGAAACTCCTGCACATAGTCATGACTCTAAATGGTATTCTGGGTCTGCTACGTCAGCACCTTCTTCTGGAGGTGATATAGAAACGGCTGGTACAGTAGAGGCAACAACATCTATTGGAGGAGGCGATCCTCACAACAACTTGCCGCCAGGTATAACGTCTAATTGGATAATGAAAACATAGGAGGAAATTATGTTAAAAGGATATAAAACTTATATCATCGCAATCGTTGGTGTTCTTGTGAACGGCGCTATTGCAATGGGATACATCCCAGTTGAATACTTAGCAACCATCAACAGCGTTCTTGGTTTCTTAGGTTTAGGAACATTGAGAGCTGGAGTTAAAAAATAATGGCAGTCGGACAGATCGCTAATGCAATCACGGAAGGCTTCAAACTCATACGACACATACGAGAGACGTCTGCACTCCGTAAGATGCGTAAGGCGATTGAATTCGGAGAAAAGTATATTCAAGTCAATGAGAAAGAAGGTGGGTATGACTATCTCAACGACGAGCAACAGAAAAAGAAGTTGAAGTTTTATCAACGAAAGTTTTTCAAGTATAATAATTAAGCTATGGGTGGCGCAAGACAAGGATAAACATACCAAAAACAAGCCCTAGGGCATTGCCTAAACGTCTTGTACTTGCGTCACTCTTAAAAGGAGATAGATATGGGAGTCATCAAAGGAACATCAGTGATTGTGGGAGTCATCCCGTTCACGGAGCTGTATGAAAGATTACTGAACCTTGGGCGCATTGACTCTCCAAACAACGAAGATTACGCTAAAGGAATCATCAACGACTCTTACACCCGTACGTTACCGCGCGTTGAGGATTGGAATGCAATCATAGCGAGAAGCAGCCTTACTACAGTAGATACATACAAGACCGGAACTGTTGCAGCCACTGTCGGCTCTACCACTATTACAGGAACGAGCACGGTGTGGACGACTGACATGATATCCTCTCAGGGATACAAGATAAAGATTAACGGGAACCGTGACCTATACAGATTTGATTATGTGTCGGCTACATCGGCGACTATTACGCCAGCGTTATCAGGGCCGAACGACATTACATCAGCAAACTTTCAGGTGTATAAAGACGAGTACGACGTACAGCCAGACTTTGACAGGTTCCTGAAGAACGGATCACTGTATGTGTATTCCGATGGACGAATTCAGGACGTTATTAAGGAAGTTCCACGGGACATGTTCCAAGAGGAATCAGTTGCAAGCAGACAGGACCCCGTGCGTCGTATCATTCAGACTAGGGTAAACCCTGTGACAGGCAGGAAGATGATTCAGATCAATCCGTGGCCGAATAGCGTCTACAATTACTCTTATGAATACACTAAGAAACTTTCCCCCATGAGCGAGTATCGCACCGGTACAGTAACCGTAACAAATGCGTCAGCCACTGTTACCGGTGCGGATACCTTCTTCTCGGCTAATACGGCAGTAGGTGCTTACTTCCGAGTGGACGGTAACGGAATAGCAGACTCTTCCATCTGGTATAAGATTGCTAGCGTAGACAGTGATACACAGCTAACATTGGAAGTTGTTTATGGGGATGCAAGCGAAGCTGCTCTTGACTATACTGTGTCAGAGGCTCCAGATCAGTTCCCTACAGAGTTCCACGAATTCATTTTGTATGATGGGCTAGTGGTAGTTGTCGGGGAGCAAGGAGACCCATCTGGTGTAAGCTTTGTAGCTAGACGGGACGAGATATTGACTAATCTTAAACTGAACTACAAGTCTCGCAGGACTAACACTCAATATAGAGTAGGCGATGACGGCATCCGAAGTGGACGATACTCGCGAGATGACGACGTAAGCTATAGGAGATAGTATGGCTATAGGACCAACAACAAATATAGGTACAGTAAACTTAACCGATCTTGGTGGGTTTGGGTGTAACTACGACGAGGATCCGACTTCCTTACAGAAGTCTGAGTGCCCAAACTCTATCGACATAGAGTTCGATGAGACGGTAATACGTAAGCGTCGTGGATACAATAGCATAACGGAGACCACTGGTGCGAGTGATCATGGCTATGCTCTGTACAATTTTGGTAATGACTCTGGTGTACAGAAGCTCATGGCTCACCAGGGTAACGCTGTGTACACGCTGGACAATCTAACACAAGATGGTGCGCAGACTGTCATACGATCGGACGTGCCACGGAACCAGTCGTATTTCGCAGGTGTGGCTGGGTATGTTATCCATACATTCAGAAACCACACTCCGGAGTATTATTGGGACGGTGATGCAGCGACCATGTCTCTGTTGAGCGCCAGTGCTCCTGGGTTTACGCATTGTGTAGAGGTCGCTGGGTATATCTTAGGAGCGAACATTGTAGGAGAACCACTCCGCATTTACTACGAAGACACGAATACGATGATCGGTGGGACATACACGGAATACTTTACTCTATCAGGTGGGCGTGATGACGAGATTACAGGGTTCTTTATCCACAATGGTAAGACATATTGCACGACTACAAGCGCTATCTTCCGTATCAGTTTTGTAGGGGGTGTTACGGTATGGGAGTTCCAGAAGGTTGTGGATACGACTGGAGCCGTAACGAGGACGGCAAAGGTTGTATCAACTGATGCATTGGGAGAGGTCTGCATATTCCTAGGATATGATCTGAATGTGTATATGTTCAACGATAACAATGCAAGGATAATTTCCGACAAGTACCGAAAGCCTAACAATGACACACCGATAGCTCTAGCGTATATAGACAGAGGAAAGATCGAGAACTGTCACGCTGAGTATGACGTTATAGGAAGAGCGTACAGACTATTTATTACCAAGAAGGGCGACGACGATAACAACTATTGTATGAACATCGACGTACGTAGCTTCAGTTATTACCCGTTCCAGAACATGTCGTTTGGTGCAGCTACAATCGCTCAGGACGGTGTCGGTAGGCTGTTCTTAGTAGGCGCTGACTTTGCAGGGATAATACACAAGATGTTCATTGATGTGAACTCCGATGACGGGGTAGTTATTGTAGAAAACTATGAGGCTCCGCCGCTATACAAAATGATCGAGAGGTACAAGAAGGTCGAGACTATAGACCTCCACTTCTCTCCGGTCGGTAAATACAAATTGAACTTTTCGGACCGAACTGACTTTGATAAGACGTGGAGAGCACGTACTACGATACCTATGTATAACACGCGTGATAGATACCTAGGAGAAAACTTTGTGCTAGCGACAACTGGCGTGCTTGGCAGTGATGTGTCCGTACTCGGGCCTCACGTTAACATACCTGTTACAAACAATACCTACAGATTCCGACTTAATACTAATGGTACGACGGGAGATATTTGCAGATATAGGACGGGAACGGTAGACGGTGCTGGTGGGGGTACTACCTTAACTGGTACTTCCACAGTATGGACGTCAGACATGACGGCCGAGAATGGGTGGAAGATATGGGTAGAAGACGGCGAACACAAAAATTATGTGTATACTTTCACGTACGTCTCCGCAACATCTGCGACTGTCAGTACTATGACGGGTACATCACCAGCGGACGACTTTACCGGCGCGAGCTACGAGGTATACAAGACTGGCGATGCCAGTTGTGCAAAGCGATGGGAGATGTTAAGAATAGATTACAACGTAAAACCATTAAGCGTAGGCAAGGGGACTAAGATAAGATAATGGCTAAAGTACAAGATTACGATATAACAAAAGAACAGATATCATTGCAAGACATGTTGTACGAAATTCGTTCCATTCTTAACAATGGTAACGTAGAGATTGACGTGACGAATGCGTCGTCTCCAGCATTTGACGCGCCTAACGAGACGAAGGTAGTTCTATCTGTCTTTGGAGCTCAGTACAGGCTCTATGTCAGTTACCTTGGTGACTG